GTTAATTATTCTACAAAACCTAAATAGAAAGTAGCGTAGTGATGGAACTAACCGAAGAACTAATTCGTCAGATATCTTCTAGAGCTAAGCAAGATATAATTGATGGTATTTTAGATCATGCTGTACTTCTTGAAGAATTCAATATACATGAAGGACTTAGAAGACAGCATTTCCTAGCACAGCTAGCTCATGAATCAGATGGCTTCAGAACTACACGTGAGTATGCTTCAGGTGCTGCATATGAAGGACGTAGTGATTTGGGGAATACTGAGGAAGGTGATGGCGTCCGTTATAGAGGACGTGGTTTGATTCAATTGACAGGTAGAGCTAACTATAGAACATACTCTGAGAGCATGGATGTAGACTTAGAGGAATCCCCAGAACTAGCTGAAGAGTTCCCCTATGCTTTACTTAGTGCTGTATTGTACTGGGAAAAGAAAGGTCTGAATAAGTTAGCAGACGAAGATGATTTGATTAGGATCACTAAACGGATCAACGGTGGACTCAACGGGTTAGCTGATAGACAACAATATTTAGACAGAGCTAAGAGAATAGGGCTTTAATTTTACTCAGTATACCTTTAGGTTGTATCCCAAACGCTTTATGTAGAGCAAGTTGACGTTCGTCTAATAGAGGGCTCTGCTCTTCCCAAGATAGGTTATTTGTATCGCTCTCATATTGAGCCATGGTCTCAGCTACAAATATCGCAGTACCTTTATGTTCGTAGGGTTCTGAATAACTTCTGTCTGGACTGGAAAAGGATCCACTACCCTGAACAGTTCTCAGTACTCGATAGTGCTTGTCTTCAATACGATAGACCACTTCGTAGGACACTAAAGGATTATCCATATAATCTTCTATATAAAATATATTGGTAGTCTGCATTATCTACTCCTTAGGTTTCTTCGGCCAGGAAGGGGTTCTACACGGCAAGTTGGAGGTAGGTGGCTACCCATACCCCACTTTTTAACTTTGCCTGTGTATGAGGCTTAAATGAGCTTTAAATGATATCTTAATATTCTGTACATTCTTTGTATATATTATTACCAAGTTCTACAAATTTAACCATTAACCCACCTCCAATCTCTGCTAGTTTCCTACGATAATCTCTTTTAGAAAAAATACAATACCGAATAGTAAGACACCTATTTAGTATGTTCTTTCAATACACGAGATAGTTTTATTTTTACAAAAGTCAATAGGTAAATGAAAATAAATTAAAGAAAGTTATACTATGGCAAACTTACCCACAGCAACCAAGAGAGCAGCTATCACAAAGCCTGATAAGGATGATGGTAACTATCACATAGCTCAAGTTGATTACATGGGCAAGGTATGTGATGTTGAGATTATTACTCCTTATGGGCTATATAGCAATACTCCTAAAGATGGTGTAGCAATCATATGGAACGTTCAAGGCCAAGAAGAGAACCGTGTAGGCATTAGCAATACTCCTAAGACTAGATTCAAAGACCTTAAGCCAGGTGAAGTAGTTGTAGGTAGTCCTCAAACACTTAGTAATGCAAAGTTCTTTACTGATGGTAAGATTGTAGTAACAGGTAAAGGTAACTCAATTGTAACTATAGATGCTTCAGGTAATGTGACGATAACTACTGATGGAACAATGACTGCTCACTCTGTTGGGGCTATGACACTGCAATCTGATGGTCAGTTAAACCTTACTGCTACAGGTAACATAGTAGCACAAGCTGCCAACATATACCTCAATGGTAGTTCTGTTGGTGTTGCAAGACTAGGCGACTCTGTAGCTGCAGGTGTTATTACATCAGCATCGAGTACTGTTAAGACTGGTTAATTGGTTGGTTTCTTCATAACCGAATATTCGTATATTTTCTCTAAGCTAAGACACATGATCCTACCCATTTCTGGATTTGTCTTCCACCTTTTAATTGACTCGAGCGTGCTCGAATGACCTTCTTTATAGATTGATATCTTGCGGAATTTACGTATGTGAGTTCTTGCATAATACACCCTCCCTGTTTCATTTGTTAATCATCTTTAGGTTGTTCTTTAAAGTAATATATGTAGGCACCATATAAGGAGAACGTGACTCCTATGATGATCCCTATTAATGCCATGATTTCTTTATATGGTTCAAAGAACACATGAGCATCTGCTAACAGGGATCCTATCGATGCAAACAAGAGTAGGTTGAAAGATGATAGTTGTTTTTTCATAATATACCTCCCTGTCTGTTAAATATCACTATGTATTTTTGTAGAGTCTTCAAATCTGAATGTTTGGTTTTGAGTAGTGGTGTTCTGTACACCTTCTTCCAAATAAGCATACACTGATTCACGATGTACTAGTGTATGGGCATTGAGAGTGGTTGCTGCTTGTACGATGTTGTTAGTGATCAATTTCTGAAATGTGTTGAATGTGTTCATCGAAGTACTCCTTGTTTGGTCTTCCTAGTTCAGTATATAGTTTTATTTTATAGAAAGTCAACAGGTAAATGAAAAATAGTTTAAATATATTACTGGCATTAATAGTCTACCTATTCCTGCTCTTTACAGTAGTTATGGCTAAAGACACTGGTTCAATATCAGAGGTTACTGATACTAAACTATTGAGACTATACGAAATAGCTATAGACAACTCTCATACAGAAGTAGCTAACCCTCCTAAGCTCCTTATCTCAACAAGTGCTGAGTATGAAGCATATTATAATTCAGATAACAATATAATTGTTCTTTATAGTAACTACAACTGGACTGATAGATATAAGAATGTTGACTTAGATAACATCACCTCAGATGATGCTTTAACTATACTTAGTATTTTGAGTCATGAATATGGTCATGCAATTCAACACACAAAAGGTCTAGAGTTTGATGAAGTACAAGCTCAAACGTTTGCATCCTACGCATTATTGAAGATAGGGTTTGCTAAGCAACGACTTAAGGACTTCTATATTGCAACAGCAGAGAGTATCAAAAGCTTTGGTAACTGTGATCAATCCGAAATAGGTCACCCTGATGCTTGTGGTGAAGAACTTCAGAATGCAAGGAATGTAGATCATGTGGACACATTATTGGATAAAGCTGTATCTTAATGCAATAACCCATGGGTGGCTACAATACATACCAACAGGTATTATTGAGAAGTGTAGGAATAGCATATTAGGAGCTTTACATGGTAAACTACATTGATATTAAACTACGAAATGTTACAGACACAGTAGACCTGCTAGGTTACTTCGATATAGATATCGATACAGATGGCGATGTGAAGAAAGAGGATGGGTTCGATACTAATCTCATCATGAGTCTGTTCTGTGAGCAACGTGCATCTAAAGATGAGGTCACTCTTCCAGAAATGAGGCGTGGTTGGTGGGGTAATACCGTTTCAGACTTTCCTAATTTTGAGGTAGGATCCAAGCTGTGGTTACTGGAGCAATCTAGACTAACTACCGGTGTTGTTAACCTTGCTTCACAGTATGCATTGAAGAGTTTAGAGTGGCTTAAGACTGATGGTTTCTTGTATGATATGGTGGTTACATCAACACCCACATACTCTGCAACAGGTCCTAAAATTGAAATAAAAGTTGATCTAATCCGTAAAGATAACGTTGTTGAACAAAGATACTTTACAGTATGGGAAGGGACCGGTAAGCAATGAGTATTAAGTTTCCAGCTACTCGTAAAGAAGTCGAGAATAGAGCTAAGGCAGATGTGAAGTCTCAATTGACCACATCCAATCCATGGTTAAAGAATAGCTTCCTAGGAGCCCTTATAACAGGCTACAGCGGTAGGGTATATGAGTTCTATCTACAACTTAAGAACGCCTTACTCGAGATGTTTCCAGACACTGCCAGCGGTGCATACTTAGAACGTTGGGGCAGTTATGTATCCATTAACAGATCAGCTGCTACAGTAGCTAGTGGTGACGCTGTATTCACAGGGACAGTAGGAACCTTAATAACACTAGGAACAACTATAGCATCATCTGATGGTATCACATACACCACCACAGCAGATGCTACTATCACTACTAACACAACAACAGTTACGTCATTATCTAGAACAGGTTCAACTGCTACAGCTAATACCAGCGCATATCACAACTTAGCTACTGGTATGACAGTTACTATGGCAGGGGCTGTAGAGACAGCTTACAATGGTGACTTCACTATTACAGTTACTGACTTAGACACATTCACATATACAGTAACGGGTTCACCATCCACACCTGCTACCGGAACCATAACAGCAACAGTAGAGAGTATCAATGTAAACGTTGCTTCGACAACATACGGATCCACTACTAATCAAGATTCTGGATCTCAACTTACTCTATCAACACCCATATCTGGAATAGACACAACTGTCTATATTCCATTTTCTGAATTAGGTAACGGTACTGATGTGGAGACTGATGTTGACTATAGAGCTAGAGTACTAGATAGGTATCAGAACCCAATAGCATTGTTCAATGTAGCAGCTATTAAATCTCAAGCTAGACAGAGAGCAGGTGTTACTCGTGTATGGGTATCCGAAGCAGGTAGTACAACAGATCCTATGGCTGTGACTTCAGTGACTAGAGCTAGCAGTGTAGTTACTGTTACAACAACAGCTAATCATAACTTAGAGAGTGGTCAATACGTAACCTTAGCTGGTGCTAACCAGATAGATTACAATGTAAGATCTAAAGTCATTGTTATATCGGATACTGTATTTGCATTTGCTACTACAGCTACACCTACAACACCTGCTACAGGGACTATAACAGCATCAGGCTCTGTGCCTAATGGTCAAGTAAAGGTATACTTTACTCGTGATGATGATACAAACAACATACCGACAGCTAGTGAAGTCAACATAGTAGATGCAGCTGTACAAGAGATAAGACCTGCTCATGTAGCAGCTGGTGATGTTATAGTTAATGGACCTGTAGCTGTAGCTGCTAACTTTACCTTTACTTCACTATCACCTAATACAGCTTCTATGAAGACAGCTATAACGAATAACCTAACTTCATTGTTTAGAGAAGATGTAGATGTTGGAGTAGCTGTTCAGAGTTATGCTTATATAGCTGCAATATGGCAAACAGTTGATGATACTGGAGCACTAGTTACTGACTTCACACTAAGCACACCTACTACAGACATAGCTATAACAGAAGGTCAGATAGCCACACTAGGTACTGTCACATTCTCTTAATATTAAGGAGCGCAGCAAATGGCTGGTAAACTATTTAAAGAGAAGTCAGTAGAGGAGCAGACTACATCCCTTGCATCCTTTATGCCTGGTGGCAGACCCTTCCTGGCTGCTAGGCTACCCTCTACTACACTAAGGAAACTGTTGTATGGATTGGGAGAAGAGTTATATAGAGTAGATAGTGTAATCAACGATATAACGTTTGAACATCAGACTACACTTCTAATAGATCAATGGGAAAGCGCACTAGGCATACCTGATGAATGCTTCCCTGGTACTGGGGATCTAGCAACAAGAAGAACACATGTGTTGGCTAAGCTAGCTGCTCTAGGTATTCAGACAGCCCAAGACTTCGTAGACTTAGCTACTTTATTCGGATATACAATTGAAATCATACCAGGTGCTAATAGAGGGTTGTTTCCCTTTAGTGCTGGGTTCCCTGTTTACTTCTTTGACTATAAGGCAACAGCAAGATTCACTATGTTTATTCGGATGACAACACTAACCTTTCCTAACGTGTTTACTTATACATTTCCTTTGTTGTTTGAAGACAGATCCTTTAGTATCATAGAGTGTCTACTGGAACACCTAAGGCCAGCCAATACAGACATAGTCTGGGAATACACACTACCCGATGTATATGGAATAACAACAGAACCTGAGACAGCATATCTTGGATCAGAAGATGGTGATATCATACTTACTGAATTAGCGCCTTAAGAGAGATACGAAGGAATAACTAATGGCAAACATTAAGATAAGTGCTATGACTCCAGGTGGGACTGTTACAGCAACAGATCAATTCCCAATAGTCAGAGCAGGTGTTAACTATCAGATAACTATAACAGGTGGGTCTATAACAGGTATAACAGCCTTAGCAGTAGCCGATGGTGGGACAGGGTCTAGTACAGCCTCAGCTGCCCGTACAGCCCTAGGTGTTGCTATTGGCACCAACGTACAGGCTTACAGCTTAGAGCTTGATGGCATAGCCTCTAACAGCACAAGCGGCCTACTTGTACGTACAGGCAGTGGAACAGCTACAGCTAGAACACTAACAGCTGGTTCTGCAATAACAATAACTAACGGTAGTGGTGTTAGTGGAGCCCCTACTTTTGCAGTAGATATTAACGGGTTGACAGCTGATGCTAGCCCTGATGGTGCTAACGATTTCGTTATAACATATGATGCGTCTGCTACAACAAATAAGAAAGTACTAATCAATAACTTGACTGGTTCTAGTCTTATCGCTGCCACTCAAGCAGAACAAGAAACAGGAACGAGTACTACTGTATATGTAACTCCAGGTAGGCAACAGTTCCATCCATCTGCTCCTAAAGTGTGGGGCTTAGTAACCGATAGCGGTGGTACAACACTCTCACTTAGTACTAGCTACAATGTAACTTCGATTAGTGATGATGCAGTAGGTATCTTCACAGTAACTATTGCTAACGATATGAG